AGTTGATGATTTACTGCAGGGAAAAAAAGTAGTATATAATGAAATAGTGGAGGAAGGAATATATCTTTATGATTTGCTCGATGTCGGTGAAGATAATCTTTATTATTCAAATAATTTAGTATCACACAATTGTGAGTTTTTAGGTTCGGTTAATACTCTTATCAATCCTTCAAAACTCAGAAATCTTGTATACGAAGATCCAATAAAGAAAAATGCAGGAATATATGTTTATGAAAATCCAGTAGAGGGAAATAATTACTTAATTACTGTTGATGTTGCTCGTGGAATTGGTAATGATTATTCTGCATTTATTGTCTTTGACATTACAAACTTTCCATATAAAGTTGTAGCCAAATATAGGAATAATGAAATAAAACCAATGATGTTTCCAAGCATTGTAGATGAAGTTGGAAGAGGATATAATAATGCTTGGTTATTGATAGAAGTTAATGATATTGGAGACCAAGTTGCAAGTATTTTACATTATGATTTGGAATATGACAATATATTAATGGCATCAATGAGAGGTCGTGCTGGGCAGATAGTTGGCACTGGATTTAGCGGTAAAAAGTCTCAACTTGGAGTGAGAATGACTGCCGCAGTTAAAAAACTTGGATGCTCCAATCTTAAAACACTCTTAGAAGATGATAAGATATTACTATGTGATTATGATATTATTTCTGAGCTCACTACCTTTATTCAAAAGCATAATTCATTTGAAGCAGAAGAAGGTTGTAATGATGACTTAGCCATGTGTATGGTTATTTTTTCATGGTTAGTTGCTCAGGATTATTTTAAAGAAATGACGGATAATGATGTCCGCAAAAGAATATATGAAGAGCAGAAAAATCAAATAGATCAGGATATGGCACCTTTTGGTTTTATTTCTGATGGATTTGAAGATATTAATAAAAGTTTTACTGATGATTCGGGCGATAGATGGTATGTGGATGAATATGGAGATAGAAGTTTTATGTGGGATTATATGTAATAGTGATAAATTATAAATAATTTTAGAATAATTCTGGATGTAGGAGAATACAGATGCCACTAAACTTAGCATCTCCTGGAATTGTAGTAAGGGAAGTTGATTTAACTATTGGAAGAACTACACCTTCTTCAAACAAAATTGGGGCATTAGTAGCACCATTTGCAAAAGGTCCTGTAGATCTACCTATTTTAGTAGAGAATGAGAATGATTTACTAAACACTTTTGGAGAGCCATATTCAACTGATAAGCACTACGAGCATTGGTTGTCAGCATCATCTTACCTTTCTTATGGTGGATCCATGAGAATTGTGAGAGCTAATGATGTAGATTTAAGAAATGGATTTGTAGGAACTGCTTCAAGCGTTAAAATCGATAGTCTAGACCACTACAATGCTCTTGGGTATGATGAAAATACTCTTTCTGGAGTTGTAGTTGCTGCAAGAAATCCAGGATCTTGGTCGAATGGAGTTAGAGTTGCAATCATCGACTCCAAAGCAGACCAGATTCTTTCAGGTGTTTCTACATCGGGCATTGGTGTTGGATATGGAGTAACTCAATCCATTAGTTCTGTATTGCCTGGCGCTGGAACTACTTCAGTTTTAGATGGATATTTAAAGGGAATCATTACTGAAGTTGGTAGTGGCAATATTTCGGTGAAATTAATTTCACACTTTTCTGCCGCTGGCACCGAAACTAATGTTGATTATCAACAATCGGGTGTTTATGCATTTTCAAACTCTGGAAGTGTAGCAATTCATACTAATGGTCAGTCTTCATCTTACGCAAGCACTTCTTATACATCTCAATTAGATTGGTTTGACCAACAAACAATCGGTGTTACTACTACCTCCACAATTTCTTGGAATAATATTGCACCACGTCCTGGAACTTCTGCATATGCAGCTGCAAGAAACTCCAGATTTGATGAAGTTCATGTTGTAGTTATTGACTCACTTGGAACTGTTACTGGAAATGCGGGAACAATTCTTGAGAAGCATATCAGTCTTTCTAAGGCATCGGATGCTGAGTTTTCTGTAGGAAGTCCATCGTATTGGAGAAGTTACCTTGCAAACACTTCCGAATACATTTATGGATTGGGAGCTCCTGTTGGAGTTGTAACCACAGGGTTTAGTTCTGGATTTAATCTTGCATCTGATGTTGGATGGGATCAAGATGCTGAGGGAATTATCTTTGCAGCTTCTGGTTCTTCTACAGATAGTCTTACTGGCGGATTAAATTATAATGGTGAAACAGGTATTACGTCCACAGGCGCTTTAACAGCAACTCTTGCAGAGTTGTCGGATGGATATGACTTATTTGAGTCTACTGATAATTATGCCATTGATTTCTTATTGATGGGATCTGCTGCCTATGATATCTCAACTGCTCAAGCTCTTGCAAATAAACTGATTTCTGTTGCAGAATTGAGAAAGGATACTGTTGCATTCATCTCACCATATAGAGGTGCTGCACTTACAGATACTTCGGATCAAACTGCAGTTGCGATTAGATCTGCTGCAGACATTACTGATAATGTGCTTGCATTCTATTCATCGGTTGCTTCATCTTCATATGCAATCTTTGATAGTGGATACAAATACATGTATGATAGATTCTCAAATACGTTTAGATATGTGCCACTAAATGGTGATATTGCAGGTCTTTGTGCTCGCAATGACATCAACAACTTCCCTTGGTATTCTCCTGCAGGAACTACGAGAGGTGCAATTCTAAATGCAGTGAAACTTCCTTATAATCCAACCAAATCACAAAGGGATCGTCTCTACTCCGCAAGAGTAAACTCAGTAATTTTCTCTCCTGGAGCAGGAATCATCTTATTTGGTGATAAAACTGGTCTTGCAAGAGCTTCAGCATTTGACAGAATCAACGTTCGTAGATTGTTTATTTACCTTGAAAATGCAATTTCTCAAGCTGCTAAAGATGCATTGTTTGAGTTTAATGATGAAGTTACAAGAACAAACTTCGTAAACACCATTGAGCCTTTCCTCCGTGACGTACAATCTAACAGAGGAATCATTGACTATGTTGTTATTTGTGATGAAACAAATAACACTGCTACTGTGATAGATAATAATGAATTCGTTGCTGACATCTACATCAAACCATCAAGATCGATTAACTTCATCGGTCTAACATTCATTGCCACCAAAACTGGTGTTGACTTTGAAGAAGTTATCGGAAACGTTTAATTAACCTAGAGGTTTAAAAAAATGGCAACCAGAAATCAAATTAACAACATTCCTTTAAGGAAAATTACTGACTTTAAGAGTAAAATGTCTGGTGGTGGCACCAGAAGCAATCTATTTGAAGTTGAACTTTCATTCCCAGCAGCAGTTGCAGTTGATTCAAATACTTTAGATAAGACAAGATTCCTTGTAAAAACTGCGGCGCTTCCAGCATCTAATATTACACCAATCCCAGTTGCTTTTAGAGGAAGAACTCTAACAGTTGCTGGAGACCGCACATTTGAAACTTGGACTATTACTATCATCAACGATACTGATTTCTCAATCAGATCTTCCTTTGAAAAGTGGTCAAATTACATTAATAGATTATCTGATAGCACTGGGCAAACCGATCCAGCACTTTATCAAGCTGATGCATTTGTACATCAACTAAATCGTGATGGGTCTATCTTAAGATCTTATCATTTTTACGATTTATTCCCAACAGCAATCTCAGCAATTCCTCTTTCATATGATACTGAGGCAATTGAAGAGTTTACTGTTGAAATGCAAGTTCTCTGGTGGGAAGCAATCAAGGGAACCTCTGAATCAGCAGGTGGTGAAGACATTAACTAAATAGTACACAGTAACAAGATAAGTTTATAACATGGCGAAACTCTTTGGTTTTTCGATTGATGATAATGATAAAAAGTCTAAATCTATAGTATCCCCCGTTCCTCAGAATGATGAGGACGGGGTTGATTATTATATTCAATCTGGTTTTTATGGTCAATATGTAGATATTGAGGGAATATACAGAACAGAATTTGATCTGATGAGGAGATATAGAGAAATGTCTCTTCATCCAGAGTGCGATTCTGCGATTGAAGATATTGTTAACGAAGCTATCGTTAGTGATTTATATGATTCTCCTGTAGAAATTGAACTGACAAACTTAAATGCAAGTGATAAACTGAAGGAAATAATTAGAAAGGAGTTTAAATCTATCAAAGAAATGATGGACTTTGATAGAAAAAGTCATGAGATATTCCGAAATTGGTATGTTGATGGGAGATTATATTATCTCAAGGTTATTGATATGAAGAAACCTCATGATGGTATTCAAGAATTGAGATATGTTGATCCTATGAAAATGAAGCATGTTCGACAAGAGGTAAAGTCGAATGATGGGGGTAAAATAAATGTTAATAACAGACTTCTTCCCAATTCAAACTCTTTAGATTCTTATTCAAAAATAGAAGAATATTTTATCTACTCACCAACTCCAAATTATCCTTCGGGCAGTATTGGTGGTGCTTCTAAAGGTTCTATAAAAATTGCAAAAGACTCAGTAACATATTGCACATCTGGATTAGTTGATAGAAATAAAGGTACAGTGTTGTCTTACTTACATAAGGCAATTAAAGCATTAAATCAACTTAGAATGATTGAAGATTCTTTGGTCATTTATAGATTATCAAGAGCACCAGAAAGACGTATTTTCTATATTGATGTTGGAAACTTGCCTAAGGTAAAGGCTGAGCAATACTTGAAAGAAGTGATGTCTCGTTATAGAAATAAACTGGTATATGATGCAAATACTGGTGAAGTTCGTGATGATCGCAAGTTTATGAGTATGCTTGAGGACTTCTGGCTTCCTCGTAGAGAAGGTGGTCGTGGCACTGAAATTACAACTTTGCCAGGTGGTCAAAATCTTGGAGAAATTACTGATATTGATTATTTCCAGAAAAAACTTTACAGAGCACTTTCTGTACCAGAATCAAGACTTGCTGGAAGTGGAGATGGATTTAATTTAGGTAGATCTTCTGAAATATTGAGGGACGAACTTAAGTTTTCAAAGTTTGTTGCTCGCTTGAGGAAAAGATTTTCTCAAATGTTTAATGATATGCTTCGTACTCAACTTCTTCTGAAGAATATTGTTTCTCCAGAAGATTGGAAGAAAATGGAAGATCATATTCAATATGATTTCCTTTACGATAATCATTTCTCAGAACTAAAAGAAGCAGAACTTCTTACAAATAGATTGAGTCTTGCAACTACAATCGAACCTTATATTGGAAAATACTATTCTACTGAGTATGTGCGTAAGAAAGTTCTTAGACAAACTGATTCTGAAATTATCGAAATTGATGAGCAAATAGAAGATGAAATCGAAAAAGGTATTCTTCCAGATCCAAATGTTCCTACAGATGAAATGGGAAATCCAATCCCAGATGAGCAGGCAGGAGTAGAGGAAGAAATGCCACCTGAAGAAACTCCACCAGTTGAAACTGATGTTGAAATAGAGCCCAAAGGTGGCAAGATATAAATAGTCTTATAATTATACAGTAACTTTTATGGAAGAACTTGTCGATTTGATTGCAACTGGCGAATCTTCGTCCAATATTTCTGATAGAATTAAAGATATTTTGTATACAAAAGCATCTCAAAGAATTGATGATGCTCGTCCAGAAGTTGCATCCATGATGTTTAATGGTGAGCAAGAGGAGGGTGAAGAATAATGCAAATTACAAAGATAATTTTGACTGAGGAAAGCACAACAACAAGTGCTGGATCTGCATCTAGTATTTCTGATGCAACCTGTGTGAGATTATTTAATTCTCATAGTGGAGATGTTACAGTTGCTATCAGCACTGTTGTTGGAGCTGCAACAAGTCAATATTTCACGATGCCAACAAAGCATGTTGAGTTTTTGCAAAAAACTCCATCCGATGTGATTTGGACAGATACTTCAATAAAAGCAAATAAAGTAGCATTTACAAACTAAAATGAAACTCATCACAGAAGAAATCCAAAAAGTAGAGTTTATCACTGAAGGAAAAGGTGCGAATAAAAGACACTACATTCGTGGCGTCTTCCTTCAATCTGAATGTGTAAACAGAAATGGGAGAATGTATCCTTTTTCAATTATGGAAAAGGAAGTAAAAAGATATAATGAAAACTTTGTCTTAAAGGGACGTGCTCTTGGAGAACTTGGACATCCAGATGGTCCCACTATCAATCTTGATAGAGTCTCTCATAAGATTTGCGAATTATATCGTGATGGAAACAATTTTATTGGTAAAGCTCAACTACTTGAGACACCAATGGGAAAAATTGCAAAATCACTGATTAGTGAAGGTGTAACTCTTGGAGTGTCTTCTCGTGGTGTAGGTTCACTTAAGATGACTAATGAAGGTCATAAAATTGTTGGTGAAGATTTTATGTTAGCGACTGCTGCTGACATTGTAGCAGATCCTTCCGCACCCGATGCATTTGTGCAAGGAATCATGGAAGGTAAAGAGTGGATTTATGATTCAAATAAAAAAGTTTGGATTACAGAATCTATTAAAAATATTATTGAAAAAGATGTGCAAAGAAAAAGATTAACTGAAGAGAGGAAACTTCAACATTTTGAAAAATTTTTAAATATGCTCTAAATGAAAGAACATTATGTTTATGCTCTTGTAGATCCAATTAATAAAATTCCATTCTATATTGGTAAAGGTAAAAAAGATAGGTGTTATGCTCATTTAAAAGGATATGCGAATTATAATCAAGAAAAATTGAATTATATCAAAAATATAAGAATTTTAGGATTTGAACCTGTAGTATATAAATTTATTGAAAATATATCAAATTTAGATTCTCTGAAATACGAGTCATATCTTATAGAACACTATAAAGAGTTTTTAACAAATAAAAATAGTATTCCTCCAGATAGAACTGGTCATAATTTATCAGTAGAGCATAAAAAAAAGTTAAGGGATAAAAATCTCAATAAAAAACTTACTGAAGAACATAAGAAAAAATTGGATTATCAAATTCTCATAAACCCAATTATGGGGAAAATAAAGAATATATAGATAATTCAACCAAAAGAAATGAGGGATCAAAAAATCCAAACTCAAAAATAATAATTTGTAATGGCATAAAATTTGGTTGTATGAAAGATGCTTATGAATATTTTAATGTTTCTAAGCAAACATTCAAGAAAAGATATGAATTTGAAATTTTCTCAAATCTTTAAATTGATAAATAAATATAGATTAAATAAAAGAATCTAAACAAATGTCCGTTGGTAGCAATTTACAAGAAATGGAAAACGTAGTAACCAAAGGGGCAGCACCTGCCGAGCCAATGCAATCTTTAGATACAGCAACTCCAGGTCAAACTGGTAGTTGGGAAGATCTTGGTGGTCCTACTCCTGAAAATTATCGTCCAGATGACGAATCAGCAAAACTTGACACTGCAAGCAAAACTCTTTCTCAAGTGAAAGACGTTGTAAATGCAAAGGCAAAGCCTGCAATGCCTATGCAAGGTGTCAAGGAAGAAATCGAAGATGAGGAAGATTCCGAATCATATGATGATGAGGAAGAAATTGTCTCCGAAGAAATGGACGAAGAAGAAGGTGAGGAGGAAGAAGAAGGTGAAGAGGAAGAGGATGATAAGAAAAAGAAGATGATGAAGAAAATGAAGGAAGAGATTGATGTCGAAGAAGATGTCAATGCTCTTCTTGAAGGTGAAGAACTTTCCGAAGAGTTTCAAGAAAAAGCACGCACAATTTTTGAAGCGGCTATTTCTTCTAAAGTTTCTGAAATCGCAGAAGAAATGGAAACTGCATATGAAGATGCTTTAATTGAAGAAGTGCAGGCAATCAAAGAATCTCTCACCGAAAGACTTGATGCTTACCTTGAGTATGTTGCTGATGAGTGGGTTCAAGAGAATGCACTTGCAATCGGTCATGGATTGCAAACTGAAATGACTGAATCATTCCTTTCTGGAATGAAGCAACTTTTTGAAGATCATTATGTAACTATTCCTGAAGATAAATATGATGTAATCGAGAGCATGGTAGATAAACTTGATGAAATGGAAGGAAAACTCAACGAGCAAATCGAAAGAAATGTTGCTCTGAATAGAAGATTAGCAGAGTCAGTTGCTGATGTAATCTTTGCAGAAGTCGCTGAGGGTCTAGCACTTTCTCAGAAAGACAAACTCGCTTCTCTTGCTGAAAATGTTGAGTTTGATGGTGAAGACAACTATCGTGAGAAACTGGTAACTTTGAGGGAATCGTATTTCCCATCTAATGCTGGTACTCAAAGAGACTTTGGTGAAAATCTATCTGAAGAAACTGATTTAAATATTCAGAATGTAAGCGGTACTATGGGTACTTATCTTCAGACACTCCAAAGAGTTTCTAAAAAGTGATTTTTAAATCATAAGTCAAACTAACACTTTTAAAGAGGTAAAACAAATGCAAATGTTCAACGTAGAGCACTTGCAGGAGAAGTGGAGTCCACTACTAGACTACGAAGGTCTGGATCCTATTAAAGATTCACATCGTAGAGCTGTCACCGCTATCCTGCTAGAAAACCAAGAGCAGTCTATTCGTGAAGAGCGTGAGTTTCTTTTCGAAGCTCCAACCAATGCTGCTGGTTCTAACGGTTTCAGTGGAACTTCTGCTGCTGGTGGTCCTACTGCAGGTTTCGATCCCGTTCTGATTTCACTTATCAGACGCTCGATGCCAAATCTAATTGCGTATGATATCTGTGGCGTTCAGCCAATGAATGGTCCTACTGGACTTATCTTCGCAATGCGCTCCCGTTATGAGAGCCAGACTGGAACCGAAGCATTCTTCAACGAAGCAGATTCCGCATTCTCTGGTCAGAGCGCAAGCTTCAACAACACTCAAGGATGGACTGACGGTAACGTCGGTATGGGTACTACTGCTCAGGCAGGTAGCAACCCAAGTATCCTCAATCCTGTCGGAATTAACTCTACCGCATATAATGTCGGTCAGGGTCTCAGAACCGACCAAGCAGAAGATCTTGGTGACGGTGCTGGTGCTTTCAACGAGATGGCATTCTCGATTGAGAAGGTCACTGTTACTGCAAAGAGCCGTGCTCTGAAAGCAGAATACAGCCTTGAGCTTGCTCAGGATCTGAAAGCAATTCACGGTCTGAATGCAGAAGCTGAGCTTGCAAACATTCTCAGCACTGAGATTCTTGCAGAAATCAACCGCGAAGTCATCAGAACCATCTACAAGACTGCTAGACCAGGTGCTCAAGTAAATACCGCAACTGCTGGTACTTTCGACCTTGACGTTGATTCTAATGGTCGTTGGTCCGTTGAGAAGTTTAAGGGTCTTATCTTCCAAATCGAGCGCGATGCTAACGCAATTGCACAAGAGACTCGTAGAGGGAAGGGCAACACCATCATCTGCTCTGCAGACGTTGCTTCTGCACTTGCAATGGCTGGTGTGCTTGATTACACCCCTGCACTCAACGCAAACTTGAATGTTGACGATACTGGCAACACCTTTGCTGGTGTGCTTCAAGGTAAGTATCGTGTATACATTGACCCATATTCGGCAAACGTATCTGCTAACCAGTATTACGTTGTTGGTTATAAGGGTTCTTCTCCTTATGATGCAGGTCTCTTCTACTGCCCATACGTTCCTCTCCAAATGGTTCGTGCAGTTGGTCAGGATACATTCCAGCCAAAAATTGGATTCAAGACTCGTTATGGTCTTGTTGCTAATCCATTCGCACAAGGAACCAATCAGGGTCTTGGAGCTCTTAACGTTAACGAAAACCGTTACTACAGAAGAGTCAAAGTCAGCAACCTCATGTGATTCATATTCACAGAGTCATCTCAAGAGGACCTTCGGGTCCTCTTTTTTTATCTAAATAAAAATAAAAATATGGCAACACCCTTTGACAGACAGATACAGAATAGAAACTTCTTATCCCCTATAGGGTTTGATTTTAATTTATCAAGATATCCTAAGATTTCATTTTTTTGTAACTCTGCAAGAATACCAGAAATTACTTTAAGTATACAGCAGCAACCGTCATACTTAAAAAATCTTGATGTTCCTGGAGATATTATTCAATATGGAGATCTTAATTTAAGATTTCTTGTAGATGAAAATATGATTAATTATGTTGCATTACATAATTGGATTACTGGGCTTGGATTTCCAGAATCTGCTCAAGAGTTTTCAGACTTGATTACAAATGAAGATGGAATCAATGATTATAAACAACAGTATAGTGATGGCAGTTTATCTATATTAAACAGTAATTATAATAAGGTTGCAACGATTAAGTTTAAGGACTTATTTCCAGTATCTTTAACTTCGCTTGATTTTCAGGCAACGGATACTGATATCAACTACTTTACAGCAGAGGCTAGTTTCAAGTATACTATCTACAGTATCCTAGGAACTGACGGAAATCCCCTATGAATCTTGATGAAATCCAGGAAATGTGGCAGAGAGATTCTGTCATAGATCCTGACAATTTACACGATGAATCTTTAAAAATACCCCAATTACACTCAAAATATTATACCATATATAACACAATTACTCTTCTTCGTGAGAGAGCACGGGAAAGTTATAATAAAGTAAAACTAGAGAGATATAATTACTATACTGGAAAGGCACCTGTTGAAGTTTATGAAGAAGAACCATTTCCTTATAAGGTTAGAGATAGAGATGCCATACAGAGGCATATGGATGCTGATGAGAAGTTAAATAAGGTA